CCGAGGGTGTAGAAGGTGATGGACTCGACGACGTCGTTGTCGAGGTCGATGATTTGGACGGCGACGGGTTGGTCGGCGGTGTAGTTGTAATCGTAGGATTGGTTGTCCGCGGTCGCGTTTTCTTCGCCGGCTTTCTCGATGGAGCCGGCGAGGCTTCCGAGGTCTGTGACCTCATAGAGGCGCCACTCGTATCCGGTGAGGGACGGGCTGACGGTGAATGAAAAGGTCTTCGCGTTGAGGATTATTGTGTCGGCGTTCGAGCCGGAGTTGTTGACCTTGGCGATGCTCGGGTCGGCGTCGTTGGTGGCGTTGATGAGGAGGACCTCGGTGGCTGTCCCGGTGCCGGCGCCGATGCCGGTGGCCACGAATTTCGTGCCGATGTTGTTGTCGGGCGATCCGATGAGGGTGAAGTCGGTGGTGCCGACGGTGAGGATTTTATAGGCTCGGCCGACGGTGAAAGATCCGGCCGTGATCGTGGCCGCGGCGTCGGCGTTCTCGAGGTCGAAAGTGTTGCCGGCGAAGGTGTCGCCGTTGAGGGTGTAATTTCCGACGGTTGAGATTTTGAGGGCGGTGGTGTTGTTGTTGTAGGCGGTCCGCTCGACGTCGTCGCCGTCGGCGGCGTCGAGGTAGTCGGCGCCGAGGGTGGCGCCCGAAATGCTGTTGTCGTCGAAGGTCGCGGCGTTGATGTCGACCGAGGTACAGCCGACGAACTTGGTGGCCGAAATCGTCTGGCCACTCTTGAAACCCACGAGCCCGGCCCTGGTGAGCTTGGTCTCGGAGATTGAGCACGAAAGAAGATTCGTCTCCGCCATGTCGAACTCGAAGAGGTCCTTGGCCGCGGTGCCGTCGGCCTTGATGACGGTTTCGGTGATGCTGATCCGGCATCCGGCGCCGTTCCCGTTGAGCTTGTAGAGGTCGACGTCCACGGCCTCTTGAGGGAAGATGACAATGTCGCCGGAGGAGAGGAACCAAGTGGTCGTGGATCCGTTGCCAATCTGGACGTCGCCACGAGCGAAGAAGGCGCCGTCTTTCTCGGTGACGATCCCATAGGCTTCGGCGACGTCGAGGGCGGCGATGTGACTGAGGCCGATTTCGTCTCCGGAGGTGCCGCCGGTGACATAGAAACCGTCTCCGAAGCGCCATGCGTCTAACCAACAATTCGCGGGGACGTTCCGCGGTTTCGAGGTCGTCACGAATCGAATGCCGATCCTGGTGATGCTGGCCTTTGTGACTGATCCGGAGTCCGGCGAATCGCCGGTGTAAATGATGGCTTGCGCCCATCCACCGGCGTAGGCGGAGCCCTTCGCCCAATAATAGAAGGCGGTGTTGGTGCCGTCATATAGAAAAATCTGGACGGGGTTGGTGGGTGAAAGATTCCCAATAAACGAGATATTAAACCAGAGGCGGAGGTGCTGGTCTCCGAGGCCGCCACCGCTGAAATCCCATGTCCCGGTGACGTATGCGTCGTTGTCTCCGTTGACGGTCATAGCACAGGCGACCGAGTTGACGCCCTGAACCTTGATGTCGGGTTCGGGGGTGAAGGTGTCTCCTCCCCAATTGGCCGTGGTTTCGGCGAGGTCGATTGTGGTGGGCGTGTTTCCGAGGATAGCGGTGGCCATCTGGTTCCTTTTATCCGTGGTTGGTGTTGGGAGGATATCCCCACGAGCTCGGCCGGGGGAGCTGGTGGTCGGTGTCGACGTGAACAAAGGTCTTTGCGATGCCGAGCCCCCCCCCGTGGTGGGCGAGCTCCTCGGCGAGGGTGACGGCGTCGGCGAGCTCGAGGCGGCCGAGGGTGACGGCCACGGCGAGGATGTGGGCCACGGCGAGGCCGTGGCGGTCGTATCCATTGTCGGCCGAAATGTCGAGGGCGCCGGCGCGGGTGTGGGCCGATTGCGGCCGGCCTCCGACGGCGCGGTTGTGGTCGGTGCAACGGGCGCCGGAGGTGGGATAGATCGGCCGGCCGTAAATCGTCCGGAGGACCTCGAGATAGTCGAGGAAACCGGGTGCATAGTCGGCGGCCTGGCGGCCGTATCCGCATCCGTCTCTACACTCGAGCTCGGTGTCGGTGAAGTGGTCGGTGAGGTGGCGGGTCACGGGCTGGCCTCCTGGCGGTCGAGTCGGCGTTCGATGGAGGCGAGGCGTTCGTCGAGGCGGGCGAGGGTCTCGGCTATGTCGGAGAGGTGGCGGCCGTTCTCGAGCTCCCGGCGGTGGCGGCTGGCGGCGGAGGAGGCTTCGACCTGAATGGTGTGGGCCTCGAGGCGTCGGTCGATGAGGTCTCGGATGGCCGGTTGAGCTTGGGTGTGGAAGATCCGGAGCTGTTTCCGGAACTCCTCGCCGGCGACGTCTTGGACACTGGCATAGACGGCGCCGCGGAGGACGATGAGGGCCACGACCACGGCGGCGAGGGAGGCGAAAATCCCGAAGATCCAGTGAGCTCGTTCAAGTCGGAAACTGTAAATCGTCTTCGCGTCTCCGCCGTTCTCTATGAGGACCTTGGCGAAGGTGGCGCGTTGGTCTGGCATCATTTAGACTCCCTCTCCGAGTTGGAGGCCGAGCACAAGGTCCCGAAGCTCGGTGGCGCCGGGGACGGTGAGCCGGAGGGTTATGGCCTTCCTTTGGCCGGCGGAGAATGATCCGAGGTCGAAACCGTTCTGGACGTCGTCGGGGACGGGGTCGAAGTTGGAGCCGGCGTCGACTGAGACCTCGAGATAGTCGGCGAGGTCGGTGGAAAGAAGCGCGATCGTGTGCGCCACGGTGCCGACGATCTCGAGCTCGAAATCGTATGAGCTCCCGACGATGACGAAGTCGGCGGGGAGGTGCCGGAGCTCGAGGGCGGCGTCAACGGCCCGGATTTGGAGCATGGGTCGAGACCTCCCGGGCGGCTTCCATCATTTCCGCGGCCCTCTCTTTCTGGTCGGCGAGGGAGCGGGCTATCGTCTTCGACTGGCCGCGGAGCTCTCCTCGAATGCCGGCGGTCTCGGCGATGAGGGTAGCTTGAGAATCGGCGAGGCTCTCGAGGGCCTTGGCCATGCCGGTGAGGGCGGCGGCGAGGATTTTGACGTCGGAGTTTTCCACTGGCTTCCTCTCTCTCTAGTTTATTTCAACATACCATCCAGGAACTAGATACTGGCCGAGGACCTCCCACGGGTACAGGTGGGTGAGGTCTTTGTCTTGGACGATCCAGGACCTCGACTCCCGGCCGGAGTAGTTGTCGATTCGGCCGATTCCGAGGACGATGTCTCCCTTGTCTGGCGGCCGGCTCGAGATTGTGACGTCGGGGTCGGAGTTGCCGGCGAAGATTTTGACCACCAACTTCGTCCAGTATTGGCCATCGATCATTTCATGGGCCATTGCGGCGGCCGACCTCGAGTGCTCCCATTGCCACGAAATCCCGGCGTCGACGCTCCGGAGGTCTCCGAAATAGTTGGGAACGTCGGCCGTTTTGGTTGTGTGTATGAGGTCGTGGCGGATCGGAAAAAATGGGGGCCGGTGGGTGTGGGCTCTGGTGAAGGTCTCCTGTGCGACGAAATATTCGAATCCTGAAATATACGCATAACTGGCGATGACGGTGGCGACGAATCGCCACTTCCGCGGCCGGAGGTAGAGGCGATACCGGCCGCCGGCGTGAAGGGTCATTCGGTGGGCGGCCTCCTCCTCGGGGAGGCGGGTTCCGTCGTCGAGCTCGACTCTGTAGCGTTCCGGGTGGGTGAGGTCGAAGGGCGCGAAGAGTGATTGGTTGGGGAGCTCGAGGCGGAACTCGGTTCCTCGGAGGCCGGCCCACTGTGCCGAGATAGGGTCCTCGAGGTCGGTGGCGGCCTGGTTGCGGTTGATGACGTCGAGGCGAAGCCACTGTGTCGGATCGGCGGCCCGGGCTTGGACTTCCTGCCATGTGAGCTCCCGGGTGAATCGGGCCGGAGCTCCTCCGAGCTCTTTTTCGACGTCGAGCTCGAGGGCGGCTTCGCCGGCGGGGACGATGGGCGTGGCCTCGGTGGTCCGGTCGAAGCGGTGCAGGTTGAGGCGGAATCCGTCAATCCCATCGAGCTCGTATCGTTTGGTGGTGTCGATCCAGCAATTTTTGAGGAAGGGCTCCGGCCACGGTTTGAGCTCGAACTCTCCGACGTCTTTGAGGAGGACGTTGATGGCGGTGGGCCGGGGGTCGACTCCGTCCTCCTCGAAATCGTCCTCGTTGTAATAAATCGAATCCATGCCGGGCGTCACGGGATAGGTGGCCGGGTTCACTTTGGCCGTGGTGCCGGCGTCGAGGAGTTGAGCGCTAATCATATTTCGGTGAGGTAGAGGGTGGTTCCCTTGACGGTGAGGTCTCCTCCGCCCTCCCTCGAGGCGGTTATCCGGAATCCGTCGAGGAGCCAATCTCGGACCTCGGTTTCCGATGTGATGATGAGGTTGTTGCCGGTGGTGGTCCAGTCAATCGCCGGCGTCGTGATTTTCTGGCCTCGCTCGAGGATGGCGAGGGGAACGGTGATCTCCAAGTCGACCTGGAGGCCGGGCTCGAGGTCCTCGGCGAAGTTGCGGATTCCGAGCTCCTCTCCGAGGTCGGGCGCTTCGTCCTCGGTGATGGCGATAGGAATGTCGAACTCTCGAGTCTCTCCATAGAGGTCGGGGTCCGGGGCGAGGACGTCGATTTCGAGGTCGCCGTCGGGGGTCCTCCGGACGGTGGCCACCATCCTCGAGCTCCTCGAGGCTCCGCCGTATGTGAAGCGGTCCGGAGGGCTCGGGGCCGATTCGTCGGAGCCGATGATAGCGGTGGCGATGTACTCGTATTGTCCGAGGTTGATGACCTGGTCGTCGACGACGGTGGCGAGGCCGACGGTTTCCTCGGGGCGTTGGTTGGGGAGCTCGGCCACGAGGGTCCACTCATCGCCGTCGGGCTCGGTGACGTCGCCGGGCTCGGTGTAGGGGGTGGCGGTTGGGAGGGCCGAGGCCGGGGCGCCGGTGAGGTCGGTGACGTCGGTGTCGGTCCACATTGTCGACCTGGAGCCGGCGGGCGGCGGGTCGGTGTAGAGGCCGAGGGGGTCCGGGTCCTCGGGCTTGGCCGGCTCGGAGATGATTCTCCGGAGAATCCTATAACTCTCGGGCCGAACTCGGAAGGTGCCGACTGTCGCGCCCCCCCCCGTGGCGGTTAATCGGATGCCCTCATCGCCGGCGCCGGTGGCCTCAATTTTCGGCGGCTCGATGGCGACGGGGAGCCGCCACGAGTATCCCGGCTTGCGGGTGTGGGTCGGCCCGGTGACGTCCATATCTTGAGGCCGGAGGTGGTTTTTCCGGTAGCTGTAGGCGGTGAATTTGTCCGGCTCCTCGAAGACGATTTCGAACTCAGATTCCACGGGGTCGATCCATTTTGTGACCTGGGGGGCCGTGGCCGACTCCACGATCTCGGCGTCGTGGTTGGCCTCGCTCCATAGGCGGGCCGAATCCACAATGATTTTAGGGGGGCCGTCGGGGTTGAGGCCCTTGGCCTCGAGCTCGGCCCTCTGGTCGCCGGTGAGGGTGTCGCCGTCGGGGGTCATATCGTAGACGACATAGCCGGCGAGGATTCGCTTTCGTGAGAGGTTGGGGCTTCCCTGCTGAAACATTGTCCAGGGGTGATACTCGATCCGCTCGGTCTCGACCAAAATGTCGCGGCGGGTGGGGTTGGTCCCGGGGAGGTAGGGTCTGGCGTATGTGTCCCGGCTGAAGAAGAGGGGCGGGGTTCCGGGGAGCTCATAGGTGTAGTTTTTAACGTCGCGTCGGATGAGCTGGCCGGTCTGGTTGAGGCCGATTGTCTCCTCCTCGATGAGGAAGCTTTCGCCGGTGTTGATGTCGTCGTGCCATCCGGCTCTGACGGTGAGGTTGTCGAGGGCTTCGGAGTAGTCGTCGGCCGTTGAGAGGTCGAAGATTGTTTCCTTGGTCCAGCGGTTCGCGTTTAATGTCACGAGGGAATCCTCACGAGGAGCCGGCGGGTTCGGCTGGTCCGGATCGGGGCGCCGGTCATTTTCGCCACGGCGCCGGCGGGGACCTTGAGAGGTTGGCCGGTGCCGTAATGCTTGGAAAGCGGGTCGACGATGAGGAGGGTGTTGGTGGAGTCCCGATAATAAATCCGCGGCTTCCACGGGGTCACGAGCTCGAGGATGGCCTCCCACAATGAGGCCGTCGGCGGAATCACAAGGGGAATCATTTTGTGGTTTGGAATGAGGAGTCGGACTCGGATTCCGGCGGCGTGGGCGAGGCGCTTGACGGCGGCGTGAATCGTCGAGATGTTGGTCCAGACCTTGTAATTCCCGACGGGGCCTTCGTATCTCTTGAGTGCAGCGGCGACGGAGTTTTCGCGGAGGACGGGCCGGCCGTCGACCTCCTCGACAATATAGGCGGCGCTCGGAACCATGACGATAGTTTCTCGAGGCCGTTTTCGTTGGGCGGCCCAAACAAAGTCATAGCCGCGGACCTCGAGGCGAGGCATTCGGCCGGTTGCGAGCACGAGCCGGGCGCGTTCTCGGTCCGGTGGGGAGGCGCCGGCGCGGGCGAGGATTTCCGCTCGAGGCGAGGCGCTCGGATCGTAGGATCCGAAGAGGTCCCAACGGGCGCCGGCCTCGATGGCGGACCATGCGGCGAATCGGAAAGTCCACTGGCGATATAAGGTCCGGCGCGGTTGCTCGAGCTCGAGGGAGGTGATCCAGTCGGTGACGTCGCGGTTGTTCATGTAGGCGCGGAATGCGAACTCCATCAGCTGGCCTCCGGAGGGAAGACGAATCCGGCGGCCTCGAGGGCGGCCACGGTGTCGGCGTCGACGGTGTGGATTTCGATGACGTTGTTTCGGTTGACTCCATAAACAAGAAGCGAGCCGGGGAAATCGTCGTGTCTCTCGATGCCGACGATGACGGCTCCCGGGAAATCGGCGGCGGTCCGGATCGCGGCGAGGAGTGAGCCGGGGAAATCGTCGATTCGCCATCCCTGGACAAGGGAGGAGCCGGGGAAGTCGTCACGTTTCCAGGCCCGGGCGAGGAGTGAGCCGGGGAAGTCGTTGAGCTCCGGAATGCCGGCGAGGATTGAGCCGGGGAAATCGTCGATCCGGGGGTGGCCACACCACCACCATGCATCGGCGTGAATCCCCTGGGTCCTGTCGATGAGGGTCCACTCGTAATTGTGGCCGGCCTGATACCATCGCTCCCACACTGTCCAGGAAACTCGGGTGATGGCCTCGAGGACGCCGGCGCGGAAGGCGAAATAAGCGTCGGCTCCTCCGACCTTAAATGCTTGGAGTAGTTGCGAGAAGTTGATAGTGGCGACGGTGTATCCGTCATATTTGAAGTTGGCGGTGAGGGCCTCGGCGTCGAGCTTGTAGTTTTCGAAACCCCATGCTTGTGCGGTGAGGTCGTCAAAATCCTCGACCTCGACTCCAGCGTCGACCTGGTGCCGGCCCCACGATGAGAGGTGGCCGTTGGCGATGGTGGCGACCTGGCCGTCGACCTCGAGGGCGACGTCGTCGAAATTGCACGGGTCGAAATCGACGATGAGGTTGTCGATGGTCGGGGTGTCGGCGCCGGTGGTGGCGAGCTCGATCCGGAGCTCGAGGAGGGATTTGGCGGCGCCGGCGAGCATGAGGTCACGATAGGAGGCTCCCGGGAGCTTCTGTCCGGGGGTACAGGTGAGCCACGAATCTCCGATTCCCCATCTGCATTTGAGGGCGGCCGAGGTGTCGGTCGGGGTGTCGACGGTGAAATTGATCCTCGAGCTTGCGAGGGTGAGGGCGGCGGAAACGGGGAGCGGGTCGGAGGTCCAGACGCCCGAAGAGAGGTAGAGGGGTGGGATTGGCTCGATGGAAAAGTTATCCCAAAGAACGCGGTTCCCGTCCATGATGTCGGTGGCGATGCCGACGGCTCCCGGTTGGATATAGACGGCGTCCGAATGTCCCCACTGATAGGCTCCCGGCTCGGTCTCTCCCTCGGTCCACACTTTCCACCACATCGAAACCGTGGTGTCGACTCGAAATCTCATTTCGATCCAGTACCACACATCGCGGACGGGGGTGAAGCCGAGGTTCCAGGACTGGAGCCCGTACCAGTATTGACTATGATTGAGCCGCATGAAGCTGACCCATACGCTTCCTCGACTTATTAGGATACCGTGGCCGCGGAGGGCCGTTCCGGAGCCGGTGACGGTTGCGAACACGAGAAATTTTCCCTGGTCGTTCACGAATCGAAATCGGCATCTGATGATTCCCTCGGAGAGGTCTGAGACCTCCTCGAGGCTGGTGAATATTTCCTTACCCCATGCTCGGTTTTCGACGTATTGATTTTCACTCTCTCCGCTGACGTCGTCTCGGATGGCGGAGCCGGCGTCGACTGCCCGGTTGATCCACTCATCGGGCTGTGAAACGTCCGTGAGATTCGTGTCGACGTTGTAGTCCTCGAAGTCGACGGCTGGGGAAGCGGTGTCGAGGATGATCCCGGTGCTGAGTCCCTTGGTTCCGTCGTGGGTGCCGAGGTCTTCGAAGGCGGAGCCGGTGGCGAGGTCGACCTCGAGGGGCTCGGAGTTGAGGGCCTCGAAGTTGAGGGTGACGGGGCCGGCGATCTCGTTGTCCTCCGAGTTGTCGGCGGGGGTCCAGGTTTTGACGTTGTGAACGTCTCGTTGGGAGCCGATCCGCGGATCGCGGAGCCTCCCCCCCGTGGTGAGAATTTCGGCCTCGATGAATTGGTGGCCGTTGATGGAGGTCCTCGGCATTCGGGCGCCGAATTTGAAGACCTCGGAGGCTATTACAACCATCAGAGCATCCGGGCATTGAGGCGGAGGGTTTTGAGTTGCTCGACGGTGGTGGAATTGGCGACACAACGAAGCCAGAACGGAACATGGCCGGCGCCGGTCTTCGTCACCAAATCGCCGGCGGTGTAGTCGTTGGTGAGGCTGTCCTCGAGGTCGAGGTATCCGGAGTAGACTCCGCCGACGGCGATGATAGCGGTCTCGGCGAGCTCGGAGCCGCCGGCCTGGACGATGAGGATCTGGTCTCCGGCGGTGAATCCGGCGGTGGAGCCTAGATAGACTCTCGAGGGCGGGGACTCGGAGGCGCCGGAGTCGGCGTCGACCTGGGCGAAGACGGCCGGGGCGACGTCGCGGAACGGGAGGGTGGTTCCGATGGTGGCGCCGGCGAGGTAGACGTTGGCGCCGGCGGTGAGGCCCTCGAGCTCGACGGCGAACGCCTTGATTTCGATATCCCAATTGTCTCCGATGTCGTGGTTGGTGCCGGTCGGGATGGTGACATAGATTCCGGCCTCGAGGAGTTGAGGCGAGCCGGTGGGGACGATCCCGGTGGCCACCCATCCGGCTCCGCCGTTGCGGCTCCATTTGTAGGTTCCGGGGGTGCCGCCGGCGTCGATCTCGACTCTATAGGTGGCGGTGACGGTGCCGTTGTGATTTCCGGAGACGGAGAGGTCGTCGGTTCCGGTGCCGGTGAAGGCCGGGCTTCCGATGTCGGCCTCTTGGATGCTCTTAACCTGGCCGGCGTCGAAGTTGTTGACGTTGTGAATAAATGCCTTGGTGCCGACTGGCCAATCGGTCGGGAGGACGTATCGGGTGGGAATGAGTTTCGTGGTCGCGTCGATGGTGGTGCCGGCGCTCGTCTTGATCCGGCGGCCGTTGACGGGTCGCCACTCGGCGCCGTCGGCGCTTCCGCCGTCGTCGAAAGTCATTTCGACCTGGTCATTCGAGTCGGCCGGCCATGTTGTGACGGTCGTGTTACCTCGAACGCCGACCTCTATTTCATCATCGAGGAGGGTCCCGGGCTGCCATGCGGCGGCCGGGATTTGGAGCCCGCCGGTGGGCGCGGTGAAGTCGGAGCCGATGGTCCCTCTCCATTGGGAATCGGCGTCGATCTGAGGGTGGAGGCTGGTGGGGTTGTCTCTGTAGGCTACGGCGAGAATTTCATATTGGGTTGAGCTGTAGAAAATCAAGGTGTAGAGCTGTGAGACGGCGGGGTCGGCGAGAACAATATAATCGAGCTTGCCGGTGCCGGTGCCGACTCGTTGGACGGGCTCCTCGTTTTCCGGGTGATCGTCGAAGAGCTCAACCTGTTGGGTTGTTTCGGTGTAGTTTCTGAAAAATCCCTGGACGGGGGCGCCGGCCTGGCCTCGCTCGACGGCTCCGAGATAGTATTCATTTCCGGGCTGGTCGTCGACCACTGAGAGGAGGTCGATTCCGCCGGCGCCGTCGGATTTGTAGAACTCTATCGGGTAGAAGAAAAAGAACTCGAAGAGGGGCCATTTGCCGACGGTCTCCATAAAGACGGAGAGGGGGCTCCCGGAGGAAATCCGGACCATGAAATCGACGTTGACGTTGTCTCGAAGAGCTCGTTGGATTATCGAGGTGATTTCCCAATCGGTCCGCTCGCCCTCGAGCATGGTTTGTGAGGGAATATAAAGGGCGGGCGGGTCCTCGATGTCTTGGCCGGGGTAGGGCGCATAGACGTCTTCGTACCATGTAATGAAGCCGGTTTTGTCCCGGTATCGGTTGGAGGCGTCTCCCTCGGTTGGGGGATTTATGAATCGGTAAATCCTGACGGCGTGGGCGGCTCGGTCGACGGTGGACATGAAACGAGCCGAGACCTTCACGAGAATCGGGATTTGGCCGAGCTTGGTTTTGAGGAGCTCTTTGGCGATGTAGATAGCGCCGTATGTGAAGTCGGTGTCGGAGGTAACGTTCACGTTCCATTGGTGGGAGCCTTTGTCAACACCCGGGGCGCCCTGATCCTGGTTCGTCGTCGAGCCCTCCACAACAATCGACCGCCCGAAACCGAGGTCCTGGAAATGGATTGCGTCGTGTTGGCTCTGGAACTCGCCGAAGGTCCATCGTCTCATTGTCATAGGTTGGGGCTCCTTTTATGCGGCGGCGTTGGCGAGGAACTCGGCGACCACTCCGTCGAGCCACTCAATGGAAACCGGGCCGGCCTGTTCCGAGATGTCGCCACCAAAGTCGACGGCGCCGAGGGCTTCGTCGTTGGCGGCGGAGGAGTTGTAGACAATTCCATAGGCGGCGTCGGTGAATCCGGCGGGGTCCATTGCGAGCTCGACGTCGTCGGCCTTGAGGGTTGGGACTCCGTTGATGAGGGTGAAGGTGACGGTGGCGAGGATCACTCCGCCGGCCGGGTATCCGCCGTCCGTCGAAACCTCGTTCGCGGAGTAGTCGGCCCATCTTGGGGTGGGGTCGTCGGCCGCGGGGACGATGGTGTCGTCGACAAATCCGACCTTGATGACGGCGGTTGAGAGGTTATGAACTGCCTTGTTGGCGTCAAGCTGATACTCATCGAACGCGGTGGCTGTGCCTTTTGCCATGTTGCTCTCCTACACTGTGAGGCCACGAACTCGGTAGTTGTGAAGGCGCATATCTCCAGGGTCGGCGGAGCCGGGGACGGTGGCGCGGACCCATAGATTCACGGCGCCGGAGGGGGTGACAACTCCGGAAACCTGGCCTGATTCCGTCAAGGTCAACGGGCCGGAGATCCAAGTCCCGGGGGAGCCGGCGACGTCGGGGGCGAACTCGTACCATGCGAATGAGCTTCTGACGTGGAGGTCGAAGGTCTTTGAGGTCGGATCGCCGGGGGCGTCGACGAAGGCGATACCGAGGCCCTTGAGCTTGTCGGCGCCGTCGATGTATCCGTCAACTCCATATTCATAGAGGGTCTCGTTGAGCTCGGCGTCTTCGATGGCGACCACTCCGTCGACCTTGACGTCGGCGGTGTCCGGGGGGCCGGTCTGGAAGTCTTCGAAGGTGATGACGAAGTCGCCGGGGATGGCGATGTCGTGGCGGGCGGGGTCGCTGTGGTTTTTGAGCTTGAGGATATAGTCCTCGAGCCCGGCGCCCTCGAGGAGGAATCCCGGGAGGGAGTAAATCTCGGAGGAGCTCGAGGTCTCCGTTCCGACGTTGGTGGCGGTGATCTTTCGTTGGGTGGAGGTTTGGCCGGACTCGACGACACCGACGTCGAAGCGCGGGCTGGTGCTGCCGTCGCCGGCCATGAGGGCTCCGAGTGAAATTTTCCCGGTCCAGCCGGTGGCGAGGGAGGCCGAGAAGACCACGAGGGCGAAGCCGAGGTTGTTGACGGTCGATCCGTCGGCGACCACGGTGATACCTGTCCCGACTAGCTCGTTTTTCGGGTCGTCGGCGGTGATGTCGATGGTCGATCCACTGGCCGCGATGAGGGTGTAGGCGCCGGCCACGGCCCCCCCGTGGTGGGGAAACGTCGCCGACGTGATGGGGGTGTTGACGGTGTTTTCCCATCTGAGGAGGAGGTCGAAGTCGGGGTCGGTGGGGCCGGCGGCGTCACGAAGCATAAATTCAGAGCTCACGGGTTAACCTCCAGGACGGCGAGGCGGAGCTCGACGCGGTGATACCGCATCCCGTCGGGGGCGCCGTCGGTGTAGTGGCCGATAATCGGCTCGAAGAGTATTGAGGCGATGGTCACGGTATAGGTGGCCGAGGTCCCGGCGGTGGTCTTCGCCGTCAAGGGTCCGGGGTCGTCGGCGAGCTGGCGGAGGGTGGCGGCCTTTGCGTCGGTCAATTGCTCGAGGGCGAGCTCGAGCTCGGCCGGTCCGGCCTCTTGGTGGTATTCGACGGTGATGGGTGATCCGGTGATCGCTCGGTTGGAGACGCGGGCCGGCCCGGTGCGGTTGTAGCGGTTGAGGTGCCGGGGCTCCCGGTCGAGGAGGAGTGTGGTGGCTCCTCGTTCGAATCCGGTTTCACTGTCCAGGAAGGCCACGGTGGAGCTCCAATCGGGTCGGGGTCTCGGTGAAGAGGTTGAGTTGTTGGCGGGCTCGGTCGATCCGGTCGGTGGCGATCTCGAAGTAGGCGGGCTCGAGCTCCACTCCGACGAATCGCCGGCCGGTCTCGATGCAAGCCACTCCGGTCGACCCGCTCCCCATGAATGGGTCGAGGACGGTGGCGCCGGCCGGAATGCCGGCCTGGTCGAGGACCCACTTCATAAGGGCTACAGGTTTTTGAGTCGGGTGGAGCCGGCGGTCCTCCCGCTCGGAGTCTTTTATCATTCCGTGCCAAACATGGCGGAAGATCCGGGGCGCGGTCCTGGTGCTCCCTATAACCCATGCGAGCTCGGCCTCGGCGGTGGTGTAGGTGGCGGCGATGCCGCATCGCTTATCCCAAATCAGCCAATGGCCGGAGGCGGGGAGGCGGTCGGCGAAGTACTGAGCTCCGAAGAGGACCACTCGAGGAAACCCAATCCAGGGGGACGGGTCGAAGGGCCGGTCGTCGCCGGCGATGGGGGTGTAGTCGGTGGCGGGGCAACTGATCCCGCATCCCCTCGAGGCGTAGTCTGGCCGAAGGCTCATCCCGTATGGCGGGTCGGTGACGACGGCGTCGATTCGGTCGAGCTCGAGCTCCTCGAGGACCTCGAGGCAATCTCCGAGGTGGAGCTCGGCGCCGGCCCCCCCCGTGGTGTTCAAGGCAGGGCTCCGCCGGTGTCGGGGGTGAGGTTGAGCTCGGCGAATTGTCTCTGTACATACTCCATGTCAATTTCCGGGCGGAGGGGGTGCTCGGAAACCCAATCGGAGAGGGTTTGATATGAGGTCTTGGCCTCCTCGACTCCCTCCTCGAAACCTTGGCCGAATCCTCCTCTGAGCTTGTCCTTGATTTCTTCGCCGGCGCGGGTGATGGCGATGACGGTTTTTTCCGCGGCGAGCTCGGCGCCGGCTCCGACTGTTACCCATCCGGATTGCATTTCGATGAGCTTGTTTTTGGCGGCCTCGAGGGGGGCGACCAATCTATCGGCTTGGGAGTTGAGGCCCATAGCCTCGAGCTTGGCCATTGTGGCGCGGACGGCTATTCCGCCCATCGCTACATCGAGCGCCACGAGGGCCTTCTCTCCGGCGGCCCTGGTCACGGGGTCGATGAAGGGGAGCTGTAGGAATGCGCTGGCGACCTGGCGGAGCCCTCCGAGGATTCTGACGAAGGCCATATTTGCGGCCGATCCGAAATTGTGCCATCCGGCCTGGAGGCGGAGCATGGAGGCGCCGACCACTCGGCCGATTGTGTCCATAACCCGGGCGGCCGATTCCTTGAGGCTCTCCCATGCGGCCGGCCAATCGTTGTTGAGGAGGTGGAGGAAGACCTCGATGGCGCCGGCGACGATCTCGAGGGCTCCGAGAATCACGAGCTTCGCCACGATCCAGGCGCGTTTTACCACGTCGAGGATGGTGGCGCCGTGCTCTTTCCAGAGCTCGGAAATCCGCTCGACGGCGTGGGCTACGATGCTCTGAATTATTGGCCAGACCTCGAGGGCGAAGTCCTTGATTCTCTGGAAGACCTCGAGGGCGAAGTCCTTGATGGAGGCGAGGGCCGGCTTGGCGAACTCAACGAAGTCGGCGAGGGCCTTTTTGACGGTTCCCCAATGTTTGGCGAGGAGGAGGGCGGCGGCTCCGAGGCCGGCGGCCCATCCGACCATCGCCACGGAAATCGTTCCGAGGCCGGTGGCCACGAGACCGAGGACCACGAGGATCGGGCCGAGGGCGATGGCGAGGGCGAGGGCGGCGAGAATGATTTTTTGAACCTGGGGGTCGAGCTCGGTGAAGGCGTTGGTGAGGGTGGCGATGTACTCTCCGAGCTTCTGGACGGCGGGGACAAGGTAGGGGAGGATCGCGTCTCCGAGGACGATGGCCGAAGCGGCTAGTTGAGCGAAGACCTGTGCGAGCTTGAATCCCTCTTTGTCGGCCACGATGGCGAGGCCGTCGGCGAGGTCTCCGCCGGTGGTTTTTGCGAGGTTGGCGAAAATCTCGATGTTCTCTTTGGCCGACTGTCCGACGACGGCGAAGACTCCTCTCAATGCTCGGACGTTGCCGAAGACTCCGGCGGCGGCGTCTTCGTTGTCGCCGAATTTCTCGGATAGTTTGGTGAGGAGGCCGATGAGTCCCTCTCCTCGGAGGGTGTCGCGGACCTCCTCGAGGCTCGATCCGATATCGAGGAGGCCTTTCCGGGTTTTGGGAGCTCCCTTTTGGATGACGGAGAGGATCGCTCCGAGTTGGGTGACGGCGATCTCGGCGCCGGCGCCGGTCCTGGTCATGGCGGCGATGGCCGCGGCGACCTCGTGGAACTCGACGCCCATTTCCGCGGCGACGTTGGCGACGGTGCCGATTACTGGCGCGATGGAATCGGCCTCGGCTTTGCCTTCCTTGACGGCGGCGCGGAGGATCGCGGTGGCGTCGGCCGCGTTGAGGTTGGCTTTCCCCCATGCGTTAATGGCGGAGGTCACGGCGTCGGCGACTATCTTGGTTTCTCCGAGGCCGAGGTTGGAGCCCTCGGCGGCCTTGGTGAGGACGGCGATGGCTTCGGCTCCTCGGAAGCCGGCCGATGTGACCTGGAAGAGGGCCTCGGCGAGCTCGGTGGGAGCTTTGCCGAGTATGGGGCCGAGGGTGAGGAGGAGGGAAGACCACTCTTTGACCTGGTCCTCTGAGACACCAACGAGGGTTATGATTTTGGTCATTGACTCCTCGAAGGTCAACGACATTTTCACGGCGGCGAATCCCACAAGGGCGAGGGGGACGGAAAGGCCGGCGGTCATCCGTCGGCCGGTAGAGTCGAGCTTCCTGCCGAAGCGCCGGAGCTTGTATTGAGCTCGGTCAATTCCTCGGGTGAATCTCTTGGTGTCGAGGCCGAGGATCACATTGAGGCGGGCGAGGGTGGCCATTGGTGCGGGTTAGCCTTTCTTCGTTGTCGATTTCATGACGGAAATCATGTTCTGTTGAGAGGCCCGGCGCTCCTCGAGGTCGGGGTCGGTCCTGGCGGCCGGCCCGGTGGTGGCGGCTTTGCCGTCGGCGTGGGTTATGAAGTCGGCCGGCGAGGCGGGGGTCTCTCCCTTACCGATGAAGAGGTTTTGAATAATACAGGCGAGGACTCCATTTCGAAAGTCGGCTCGGAGGTCTCCGAAGGGCTCCTCTTGATAGTAGGCGCGCCACTCCTGGAACTCCGCGGAGGTTATCCGGGCTTGGAGCTCCCGGACGGGGAGGCCGAGCTCGAGGGCGAGGATAAACCAGAATCGGCGCTCGGGGCGCCGGGCAAGTTTCCCGCAAGCTCCTCGAGGTCGGCGTCGGTGATTTTCGAAAGTCGGGCGGCGACGTCGAAGACTCGTGAGAGGGCGGCGGCGGAGAGGTTGCCGAGGCTTTCGACGTCGTCAATGGTGAAGAGTCGAGCTCCGTTCTGGTCGATGGAGGCGAGGGCCACGAGCCGGGCTCTGGCGTTGTCCATAGTCAATTCGTGGGCCTGGCCTTTTTGCATTTTTATGAGGGCGGCCTCATAGGTGTCGCGCTCGAGGCCGGTGAGCTCTCGGACTCGGACTCGGCCCTTCCACTCGGGAACGTTAACGGTTTCGGTGATGAGGGTGTGCTTGGCGAGGATTTCCTCTCGGCCGAGGAGCCGGCCCCCCCCCGTGGCGGTTGGTTTGGTGTTTTCGTCCATTTGACGGTTATCCTTTCGAGGTTTTGAGAATCGCGGTCCGGAGCTCGTGGCGGGCGATGTTGATGGCCTCCTGTCTATGCTCGTCAAATGCGGGCCTGAGAAACGGCTTCGGCCTGGCTCCCGGGTGTCTCCACCGGCGTTTCTTTTTCTCGTGTTTGAGCTTGCGGTCCTGCCAATGAGGATCGGTGCCGAGCTCCACGAGGTGAGCATATGGGAGCTTGCTTTCGACCTTGCCGGTGGTGCTCCCGCGTTTTGATGTCGTCGTCACTCGGATCGATCTTTTGAGGTCTCCGGACTCGACGGGGGCCTTGGCCTTGGCCGAGTTTCGGATTGGGGTGGCGGCCCTCCGGAGAATCTTCCGGGTCACGTCTCTCCGGACGGAGTAGTCGAGACGGGCGAGGGCTCGGAGGAGCTCCCGGTCGTCGAGCTTGGTGATAACGGGGCCATATCCCACGGGTCAAGCCCAGGTTACGATTCCGGAAATGGCGAGGGTTGAGGCCATGATTTGAGCGTCGGAGACGGGGAGGCGGAAGGTGTTGGAGACGGTGGCGGCGAACGATGCAACGGTGTTTTGTGTGTCCGGAAAGTGAACCTCGAAGTTGGTGGGGTCGGCCTCTCCGTGTTTGTCCCGAAGCTCGATGTGGAGGGGCTGGCCGGCGTCGAATTGGGTTTCGAAGGTGATCTCTCCGTCGGCTCCGAGGCCCTGGAGATACTCTCGGGCCGGGCTGTCGTGGTTGGTGACGTCGATCCGCTCCGGCTGTGGCGGGGTGAACTCGATGTCGGTGGGTCCTGGGATCTTGGAGAAGACCTCGGGGCCTCCGCCGTCTCCCATGTGTACTTCGGCGCCGTGTGCGAAAATGGCCATTTTGTGAGCTCCTGTCTTTTGGTCGAGGGTTGGTGGTTCGTCGGCCTGGCCGGCCGGAGTTTAGACTCTGAGGATACCGATTTCGACGGCGGCGTCTGCAACGTCGATGTGGAGCATTCCGTCGGTCTGCTTCCATCCTTGGGTGGGGAACGGTCCGAAGACGGCCACGGCGCCGGCGGCGACACTGTAGGCGGTGATTGCTCCGGTCCGGCCGAAGGCGTCGGGGGCGGCGGTGATGTCGACGGTTTGGGGGCTGGCGTCGGTGTTGGAGACGATGAGGAGGTCCGATCCGGTGCAGGGGGTTTCGTTTCCGTCGACGTCGTCGCCGGGCTCGAGGGCGAGGTCGGCGTCTCCGGGTGCGACGTTGACTCCCTGGCTTGGAAGACTGCGAATCGATGCGGCGGTTATAGCGGTGCGGGCCATGTTTCACTCCTTGTATCTGAAAATCGCGTCAAGGGTTATTTCCCATCCGAGGGCGTCGGGGGTGAATCCGAGGTCGAGCTCGTTTTCAATTGTCACGAGGTCGACGGTGGCGAGGACGGTTGAGGGTGAGGTCCCGTTGAGGCGGGCGCGGATAGTGCGGGCGATGGTGAGGGCCTCCGGGTGGGTTTCGGCGTGGGCGCTTATCTGGAAGCGGGCCTCGAGGAGGTCCGAAGGTCCGTCGTGGGTGAGGACGGAGGTGGTGGAGATCCGGCGGTAGACAATCGCGGGGCGGGGGGTGCGCTCGGGGAGGTATGCCGGATAGACGGCGGCGAGGTCGGCGAGGAGCTCCACGATTGCTTCTTCTATCATCTGATCTCCGCAACGAGGAGCTCGAGCTCCCGGCGCCGGCCGGCGAGGTCGGCGACCTGTTGGATATCGAAAATCCGGTCTTGGAAGACTGCTCTCCATTCTGGTTTGACGTCGGCCCGGTAGCGAATCCGAATCTTAGCGGTGAGCTCTGAGTGTGCTTCTTGTGCGGCGAGGTATTCCCGGCCGCGGCTCTCGAGGAGCTCTCCCCAAACAATGGCGACGGTCTGCCAGTCGTCAACTTGTGATCCGTCGACGGCCTGGCGGGGGTCGTTTCGTTGGAGGGTGATTCGGTGCCGGAGGCGGCCGATGTTTCTCATTCGTTGGTTCCCTCGAAAATCCGGTCTTGTGCGAGGAGGGCCTCGGCGGCGACCGACTCCGAGGTCGAGGTCCCGACCACGACGGTTTCACGGTTCTCATAGAGGTCGGCGAGCTTGAGCTTGACGGCCTCTCGGATGTGCTCGGGGACGTTGACGGGGTCGTCGCCGAATCCGGCTTTCCACTCGATGGTTATTGCCGAGAAGGCGTTCAGGGTGGCCGGCCACGAGGTCCCGGCGGCGGGGCGGAGTCGGGCCGGCTCGGAGTTGGGGTCGAACTCATAGTCGGCGGCGTCGATGGTCTGCTCGACGTCGTCGAGGTCCTGATATTTGATGGAAACGAGCTCCGAGGCCGGCGGGGAGGGGAGGAGGATGAGTCCGGAATTGGTGGTCGGGAACTCGTCGAGGTAGAGGGCGAGGGTTCTGGTGATGTAGGCGCGGCCCTG